CATATGATGATTGGAATGATGTTGTTTCTTCTCAAAATCATACTTTAGGATATAGAAAATTCTCTGACTATCAATTAGAGACAATTAATAAAAATAATATGTCTGTTGGACTTTCTACATTTGCAACAAATGTAGAAATAGTTAATAATATTGATGGTTTTGCAAGTTTGAATTGTGTTTATGGATTTGATCTTGCGACAGAAAATAATCGCAATCAAAACTCAAAAATTGTATCTGATGAGATAGTTTTTTCTAATAGAGTTCTTACTGATTATTTTGAATCAGTTGGAAATAGAGTATTATCAATAGATAATATTAGTGATCAATTTAATAGCAATCCAAGACCAAATGCATTTAGTGTAGTGGATACTTTTAATCTGAGTGATGTTAGATGCCAAAAATACATAACTTATGTAAGAGATAAAAGATTTACTGCACAAAGACAATTAATGATTGTTGATTTACTGCACGATGGATCTCGCGGATATTTAAATCAATATGGTAGAGTTGAGACTCAATATGATCAAGGATCATTTGATTTTGCAATATCTGGTTCTGATGCTCAATTGCAATTTTATCCAACAAAGTCTTCAATTAATGATTATGATTTAAATATTTTTTCATACAATTTAAAAGACAGTTTTCTTGGAATTGGGTCAACAAGTATTGGCGGTGTTGTAACAATTGAAACAAATAGTTCTCCTGTAACATCTGGAGTTACTACTACAATTGTTTCTATGGGTAATACTCATACTAGTGTTAAAGTTCTTGTTAATATAAATCCAGACATAACTAAAAATCAAGAATTTGAAGCAATAGAACTTAATATTGTTCATGATGGAACAAATATTGAGATGTTGGAGTATGGAAGATTATCAACAAATATTGGGGATTATGTTGCATCTGGACTTGGTACATATCATGCATATTTTAGTGGATCATCTTTAAATGTTGATTTCATCCCAACGTCTGTTGGTATTGCAACAACGGGGGTTATTAATACTATCCAGGTAGGACTTTCTGAAGATACAATAACTGGCATTGGAACAATTGATCTAACAAGATCAAGACTTGAAGCCAGAACTACCAGTATTTCTGCTTCAGGAACTCCTGGAATTAATACAGTAGCAGAATATCCAAATAATTACGACTCTGCATATTTTATAGCGCAAGTTACAGATACTACTAATACATCAACACAACTTTCAGAAATAATTGTTGTTGATGATTATGTAACTTCAACTGAAAGTTATCAAACTTATGATACTGAATATGGTGTGATAGAAACTGCATCCGGACTAGGAACATTTGGTTCTAGAGTTTCTGCAGCAGGAACGGTTTCTTTAGTATTTACTCCAAATTCGAGTATTGATACTGTAGTCAACGTTTATATGAATGCTTTAACATTAGATCAAGATCTTACAAAATCAAATAACATTGATTTTACTAATGGATCAATTAATGATGGTTTAGGATTTTATGAAGGCACAGATTCTGATATTAAGAGAGAGTTTGAACTGCGTCATGAAAATCTTCCAATCTTTGAAAGATCTTTTGAGGGAAATGATAGTAATATAGTTAATATTACTAATAATAGTATCAAAATTCCAAATCACTTCTATGTTAGTGGTGAAAGATTGAAATACATTCATGTAGGAACATCTTCATCTGGTGTTGGAATTGCAACAACTAGTTTTGTTGGTGCCGCAAACACTACTTTTCTCCCAGAAGAAAATCTGTTTGTAGTTAAAATTGATGATAATATTATTAAAATTGCTACTAGTGCTGAAAATGCTCTCAAGTCAATTCCTCAATTTGTTGAACTTGAAAGTGTTGGTATTGGTACTTCTCATAGATTCCTATCAACTAATCAAAATGCAAAGGTTCTTGTTGCAATTGATAATCTCATTCAGTCACCAGTAGTTTCTACTGCCCAGACAACAACACTTGCTGACCAAATGATAACTATCGATAATATATTGAAATTTAGTGGAATTACATCTTTCTTTGGATCTGATCTTATTAAAATTGGTGATGAGATTATGAAAATAGAAGGTGTTGGTATTGGTAGCACAAATACTATAAGAGTTCGTAGAGGGTGGATGGGCACACGGATAGGAATTGCTGCCACTGGTGATTTAATTACTAAAATTTCTGGAAACTATAATATTGTCGATAATAAATTGAATTTTGTTGAAGCTCCGTTTGGCAATACTCCTATAGGATCAACAACAAATCCACCAGATGAAAGAGATTGGACAGGTATTACTACATCGTCTAGTTTCCAGGGAAGATCATTTATGAGATCTGGTATTATAGAAACTTCAGACGAATCCTATTCTAAAAATTATATTTTTGATAATATCTCTTCTGAATTCAATGCAACCAAAAATGGATTTAATCTTAAACAAAATGGGTCCAATGTACCTGGAATATCAACAGAAAATGCAATCATTCTTATAAATGATATATTCCAGTCTCCTGGATTGTCAGATCAATATATTTTAGATGAGCAGTCTGGAATTACATCTATTACATTCCAGGGAACTAATACAACTCCATTGGGTCCAGATGTTGGAATTTCTAGTTATCCAAAAGGAGGTATTATTATATCAGTAGCGTCAAATGAAGGATTTGGTTATCAACCATTAGTATCTGCTGGAGGAACTGCTATTATATCTGGTGTTGGAACTATTTCTTCAATTAGTATAGGAAATAGTGGATCTGGATATCGTGCTGGCATTCAAACTGTAAATGTTGGAGTTGGAACTTCTAGTGTAGGTACTGGGAATATTGAATTTATTGGAACTGCTAGTGTAAGTGGCGGCAATGTTGTTAGTATTACAATAACTAACCCTGGATCTGGATATACATCAACTAATCAACCTTTCGTAGTATTTGATGACCCACTTAGTTATTCTAATATACCATTAGAATATAGTTCTTCTTCTACATTAGGATTTGGAACACATGCAACAGCAAATATTGTTGTTGGTCAAGGTTCTAGTGTTATTGCTTTTGAATTACAAAATACTGGTTATGGTTATGGTAATGGTGAAATTTTAACAGTTGCAATAGGGGGAACAACTGGAATTCCAACTACATCATCTTATTCTGGAAATGAATTTGAATTAACAATTGATAAAGTTCATAATGATTCATTCTCTGGTTGGTCGGTAGGAACACTACAGGTGTTAGATAAAATTGATAGATTTATTGATGGAGTGAGAAAAGACTTTCCATTAACAGCAGGAGGGTTTATAGTTTCAATTGTTGCTGGTAAAGGATCTAAAATTAATGTTGAAGATGTATTACTTGTATTTGTAAATAACATACTTCAAGTTCCTAATCAGGGATACATATTTGAGGGAGGAAGCAATATTAACTTTACTGAACCTTTAAAAATAGGTGACACAGTAAATATCCTTTTTTATAAAGGAAGTGGTGATTCTGATGTTATTTTTAGAAATGTTATTGAAACAGTGAAAAAAGGTGATAGTTTACAGATTAAGTCTGACAAATCAATTGGACAAGCATCATATCTCACTGAAGAAGAGAGAATCGTAGAGTTTGTTAAGTCTACAAATACTGTCGATACTAATTTATATGATGGTCCAGGAAATACTACTGATACTACTTTTGAAAGACCTGTTGATTGGTGCAGACAAACTGAAGATGTCTTTATTAATCAAATTGGTGTTGGTAAAGATAGAGAATTATATGAACCAGTTATTAATCCTAGTGCATATCTTATCAAATCCGTAAGTGTTGGATCAACAGCAATCTATGTTGATAATTTAAGACCTATTTTTAACTCTCAAAATGAAAATGATACTGATCTTAGGTTCCAAAATAAAATTAAATTTATAAGACAAGAACCCAAGTCTGGTGCAGCAGCTACTGCAGTTGTTTCTGGACTTGGTACTATCTCTTCTGTCATTATCTCTGATGGTGGTGTCGGATATACAACTGCTAATGTAAGTTTTGGTTCAACTACTGGTGTTGGAACAACTACTAGAGCATCTGGTGATGTTAGTATCAGTGCTGGAGGAATAGTAACAGGAGTTGCAATTACAAGTTCTGGTATTGGATATACTCATACAAATCCACCAACGGTTCTTATTTCTCCCCCAACTTATTCTGAAGAAGAAGTAAGTGTAGTTTCTTATACTGGAGATAATGGAATTATTGTTGGATTTGGAACAACTGCCGTTGGTATTGGAACCACTCAACTCATATTTGATATTCATATTCCATATGCTTCTCCATTAAGAGATTCTACACTTGTAGGAACTGCATTAACTATAAGTTCTATTAGTACTAATGATTACTTTATTATTAGAAATTCTAATGTTGGACTTGGATCTACTTCGGTAACTTCTTTTGATTCCTCAGGTAATATTGTTGGAGTTGGAACTTCATTTGCAGACAATGTTTATCAAGTGTCCAATGCAGTATCCATTTCAACCAGTGTTTCTGGAATATCTACATATGTAAGAAGACTATTTGTTAAAGTTGATGATTTCGTATACGGATTCTCTGGAATAACAACCTCTGATAATTTTGGAACCTTTAGTTGGGGAAGAATAGATATTGCTGCTAGAGCAGAATCTAATGCTTACAATTCTTATACTCTAGGTGGCATTGGTGTTTCTGAAGGAACTGGTATTTCTACATCCACTTTAATAACCAGATCACACTTTTTGAAGTCCAAAAATTATATTGTTTAATTACTGATAAATAAAGAAAAACTCTGTCCAAAATGGCTGCTATTATAACTGATCAGATTAGAATTTTAAATGCAGGTAATTTTATTGCTGGTGTATCGAATGCTGGCAATTCTTATTATTCTTTCATTGGATTAACCAATCCTGCAGATTATCAATCTGATTGGGATTTTGATCCACCTGCTCCAAAAGATAATTTTAGTCAGGAGGATGATTATTGGGATACTATGGTAGCATTGAAGAAAATCAATACTGCTGATGCCAGACAAGTTGTTCCAAAACTAAATTGGTCTTCTGGGACAACTTATGATATGTACCGTCACGATTATAGTAGATCAAATACTGCTGCAGTTTCCGGTTCTACCAATCTTTATTCGGCATCTTATTTTGTATTAAATAGTGATTTTAGAGTATATATTTGTCTACAAAATGGTATAGATCCTGATAATGTAGAAGGCCGACCATCTTTAGACGAACCAACTTTTACTGATTTAGAACCAAGGTCTGCCGGAACAAGTGGTGATGGTTATATTTGGAAATATCTTTACACAATTAAACCCAGTGAAGTTGTTAGATTTGAATCAACAGATTTTATGCCAGTCCCAACAGATTGGACAACTTCAGCAGACAATTCGGCTGTAAGAGATAATGCTGTTGATGGTGGGATTAAAATCGTTACAGTAACTGATAAAGGAGTTGGTCTTGGTACTGCAAATAGTGTGTATACCTCCGTTCCTATTAGAGGTGATGGTAGTGGAGCAGAGTGTACAATTGTTATTGATGCAAATCAACAAGTTAGTTCTGCTACAGTTTCTAATCAAGGATCTGGATATACCTATGCAAATGTTGATTTAGTTGCTGGTGGTGTTCCAACAGGAACTACAAGACCAACATTTGAAGTAATCATTCCACCTCAAGGTGGGCATGGTGCAGATATCTATAGAGAACTTGGTGCATATAATGTTCTCCTATACTCTAGAATTGAAAATGATAGCACAAATCCAGACTTTATAATA